TGGCCCTCCAGCAGCCGCGCCCGCTCCACTAAGTCGGGCATGATCAGCGCCAGTAGTTCCAGCGCCACGACAGCGCGGGTCGGGTCGTTCTCGGCGGCCATGGCTGCGGCCATGTCAGCGATGGCGGTCAGGTCGTCGGCAAGGCTCATGCTCGGGCCTCCTGCGTGGCGGCCCTGGCGGGCGGCTTGACCGGCCCGCGCTTGTTGTGGTGCGCCCACACGGCTTCCGCTTCGTCCAGTTGGCGGCCTAGGTCCGCGAGGATGCGCTGGATGCGCCAATGCTCCTCGCCGCCCTCATAGGCCAGCTTCAGAAGCTGCTCATGGACGGCGATGGAGGCGCACAGCACGCGGATCGTGCGGAAGGGTGGCGGCGTGGTGCGGATCATGGCCAACGGTCCTCATCGGCGCTGATGTTGCGCAGCAGGAAATAGCCCACCAGCAGGGCCACCCCGATGCTGGTGACGATCCCGATAAGGATCAGTTTCAGCCAATCTATAACGTCCATTGATGCGGTTCCCCTTTGTGTGTAACGCTATCGGTGGCGGTGCTGCGGTGGTCGCGCCCGCCGTGCGCTGCGGCCGTCCTCCCCCATGGCCCGCGCATCGCCCGGCCTGCCGCGTTCGTCCCGCGTGGCAGGCCGGGCGGCGGTCATGGCAGCCGCACCCGCACATCAATCCCGACCGCGTAGAAGATGACGGCCTTCGCGCGGTCGTCGTCGTCCCATTCAACCGTGATCCGGTCGGGGTGCAGGCGCTCGTCCGCTATGGTGATCCCGTGTCGTTCCGCCCTCCACTGGGCGTATAACGCGGCGCGATAGCGTTGCAGGTCGTCGCCCCGGAAGCGGTGGTGCAGGTCGTCGTTCATGGTGTTCCCCTCTTGCGTAGGACGGCCGCGGCGATGGCCACGGCGCGGATCAGTAGGTCAAGGATCACGGCTTGGCGGCCGTGCTGATGGCCTCGGGCGCCATCATCCCGCGCAGATGCGCCAGCGTGCTGGCGGCGTCCTCGGCCAGCCAATGCAGGCCCATCACGACGCCTTGCGGGAGCCGGGCGGCCTCGGCGTCAGCGTGGAGCAATTGTAGCAGCGTATGCAGGGCCGCAAGTTGATCGGCGATTGTGGCGGGCGTGGTCATGCGAGGTGATCCCAATAGGCGGCGATGATGGCGTGATCGGGCGGTAGGTGAGTGTCGCGCGGGTCCGCGCGGTACATCTCGCGGGCGTTGCGCAGCAGGCTGGCCAGGGCCTCGTCAGGCTCGGGATCGTGCGCCGTCGAGTAGGCCAGGCTATCGCCCAGCCATATCTCGACGCTATCCACGGCGCCGCAGTTGTGACGGCGCCAGATGACAATGGGATCGGTCATGGTGCGGCGCTCCTTAGCGGCGGCAGATGAAGGCAAAGCCGGAGCCCGGCAGGCTCCCGCCGTCCATGTCCTCGGGCCAGCCAAAGCGGCGCGCCAGCGCGACGGCGGCGGCCTTGTGGTTGTCGGTGACGTTGAGGGCGTAGTCCCATGACAGCGTGACGCTGCCCGCGTCGGCGATGGCCTTCACGCGAGAGGGGCGCGTGTTGGTGGGCGGCAGAAACTTGGTTTGGATGGCTTGATACATGGTGTCGTTTCCCTTGTGTGCGGTGGTCGCAAGAAACTCTGTAGCGTTATCTATGGCGTGACGCAATAGGTGTTAGGGCGTCACGATTAGGGCCAAGTAGAAGGCGGCGGCGATCAGCCCGAGGGCGGCGACGCCGCCGATGAAGCGGGCGAGGGTGCGAAGCGTTTGCATGGTGGTGGTCCTCTCAGTTGCTGGCGGTTTGCACGGCGGCCCATACGGCGGCCTCGGCGGCTACGGCGGCGTCATACGCGGCCCGCACGGCGGGATGGCTGCTGCGTGATAGGGCGAGTTCAGCGGACACGCGGCGGGCGCGTGCGGCGGCCCAGATTTCGGCGGTGGCGGTCATGGTGGCGGATCCTTTCAGGCGTTGTCGGCGTGGTTGATGGCGCCGTCGATGTAGGCGCGGACGGTAGCGGCCAGACGGAGCGGCTGGCGCTTGGCGCGGACGGCGGGGCGTTCCCCGTGGTCGATCACGCTCAGTTCAAAAGCAAAATGACGTCCATCTGGCGCGAAGATATCGATGTCGGCGGTCCAGCCGTCCGGCGCGTAGGCGAGACGGTAATCGTGATCACGATAGCGGCCATGGTAGCTAATCATCTGCGCGGTCCTCTCACTTGCGTTGTCGAGCCTCTGGCGCTCGCCATGCGCGGCCCCGTAGGACCGCGCGGGCGCGAGCGTCAGAAGGTGAAGCCTTGCGCGATGAACCAACGGCGGGCGGCGGGGCTGGCGACGGCGTCGCCGGAGCCTAGCAGCATGTCGAGGGTGTTCAGCGCGGCTTGCGACCATGCTTCCTCGCACACGTCGGCCTGACCGGCGAAGTCATCGTCGGCGTTGCCGGTGGCATCCGCCAGCAGGCGGCTAACGGCGTCATACAGCGCGCCGTCGTCAAGCTTCATCTCGTATGCGGCGCGGTGCAGAGCGCGAAGGGTGGCGGCGGCGGTCATCTGACCAACTCCATATAGATTGCGATAGGAGATACATTAGGATGCACCACCGGCATTGCAACAGAAAATGTAGCGCCAGATGCACATTTTTTCCGGCGCTAGGCGGCGTAGGATTTTATTCTAGCCTAGCGCGGGCTTTCGGTGGTTTGCGGGGCTGTTTCGGTATGGCTGTACGGTGACTAAACCGCCGAATTGCCGAAGCAAAAAGCGCCGCTATGTCAACGCGGTAGCGCGGGCTTTCGGCGGTTTCGGTAGTGCTGTTGTTATATTGTTTAGATATAGTAGGTATATATACCTATAGTATATTATAGGTTTAGGGGTCAGCTAACATTTTCGGCACTGCCGAAACTGCCGAACTGCCGAAAGCCCCCGAGCCCTTGCCGCCACGCCGCCGCATCCAGCTCCGCCAGCTCCATGTCTCAGCCCGACGCTGTTCGGCACTGCCGAAACTGCCGAACACTGCCGAACGCTGAATGTCTCGGCTTGATCGCTTTCGGCATTGCCGAAACTGCCGAACGCTGGCGCCAGCTCGCCAGCTAGCTGCGCGCCTGGCGTGGCGTTACGTTATAACATACCGCCTGGCCCTGGCGGGATGCGATGTGCAATAGATTGTGTGGTGTATACAACCAGCCCGCGGCCCATTGCCTGTAATAGATTGTATAATGCAGGCTGCCAGGGGGGAGGGGGCCGGCGGGCCGCCCGGTCCAGGGCCGGAAGGGCCACAAGCAATTTTTTATTTTTTGCAAGCCCTTTGCACCCGCGTCACACAACATGGTACAAAGCGGGCATGACCATCTTCTCCCTCCCGTACGAGCCGCGGCGGCTGCAAGCGACGGAAGCGCGGCTGGAGGCCATCTACAACGCGGCGCGCAAGGGCTTGCGTGGGGACACGCTGGCGCTGGCCGCCGGGATGCGCCCCGCAGAGTATCGCACCCTCTGCGAGTTCGACCCGCTGGCGGCGCTGGCCGAGGAGAAGGGGCGCGCTGACGGCGAGATGGAGATGTCGGACGTGCTGCACGCCGCCGCCCGCGAGGGCGACGCCAAGGCGGCGCTCGACATCCTCAAGCACGTCCACGGCTGGGTGGCGAAGCAAGCCGTGACGGTCGAGGTCAACCAGACGATCTCTATCACGAACGCGCTACAGGAGGCGCAGCGCCGCGTCATCGAGGGGGTTGCGGAGCCCGCACCCACGTTGACCGAGGACGCGCAACCCTACCCGGAGCGGATCCGTGCAGACGGTTAAGTACTCGCCCGACGACGAGATGGAGCTGATGAGCCGGCTGTGGACGCCGGCCATCAAGGACAACCCGCTGAAGTTCGTGCTGTTCGCCTTTCCGTGGGGCCAGAAGGGCACGCCGCTGGAACACTTCCAGGGACCGCGCAAATGGCAGCGCGAGGTGTTGCAGAACTTGGCTGACCACATTAGCAGCAACAACGGCAAGGTGGACTTCGACACCTTCCGCATGGCCATCTCGTCCGGCCGCGGCATCGGCAAGTCGGCGCTCGTCTCCTGGCTGGTCATCTGGATGCTGACGACCAGGATCGGCTCGACAACCATCGTGTCGGCCAACAGCGAGGCGCAGCTTCGCTCCGTCACCTGGGCCGAGATCACCAAGTGGCTCTCAATGAGCCTCAACAGCCATTGGTTTGAAGTCAGCGCGACGCGCGTCATGCCAGCGAAGTGGCTGACGGAGCTGGTCGAGCGCGACCTCAAGATGGGCACGCGCTACTGGGGCGTCGAGGGCCGACTGTGGTCGGCGGAGAACCCCGACGCCTACGCGGGCGTCCACAACTTCGACGGCGTGATGCTGATCTACGACGAGGCCAGCGGTATCGACGACACGATCTGGTCGGTCGCCGCCGGCTTCTTCACCGAGAACACGCCGCATCGCTTCTGGCTGGCGTTCAGCAACCCCCGCCGCAACGCGGGGTACTTCTACGAGTGCTTCCACTCTAAGCGGGACTTCTGGGGCACAAAGATCGTGGACGCCAGGTCGGTCGAAGGCACCGACAAGCAGGTCTACCAGCAGATCATCGACGAGTACGGGCCAGACAGCACTCAGGCCCACGTTGAGGTCTACGGGCAGTTTCCCAACGCCTCCGACGACCAGTTCATCGGCGCCAGTTTGGTGGACGACGCCATGCGCCGCCAGGCGCACAAGGATCCTTCGGCGCCCGTCGTGCTGGGGGTGGACCCGGCGCGGTTCGGCAGCGACAGCACGGTGCTGGCCATCCGCCAGGGGCGCGACATCGTTGCCATCAAGCGGCACAAGGGCGACGACACCATGACCGTCGTCGGCCACGTCATCGAGGCCATTGAGACGTACAAGCCGGCGCTGGTGGTCATCGACGAGGGCGGCCTGGGCGCTGGCATCGTGGACCGGCTCAAGGAGCAGCGGTACAAGGTCAAGGGGGTCAACTTCGGCAACAAGTCGAAGAACCCGGTGATGTGGGGCAACAAGCGCGCCGAGATGTGGGGCGAGATGCGGGAGTGGCTTAAGACGGGTTCGATCCCCCTCGACCGCTTCCTCAAGAACGACCTGACCGGGCCGATGATGAAGCCCGACAGCAAGGGTACGATCTATTTGGAGAGCAAGAAGGACATGAAGGCCCGCGGGCTGGCCAGCCCCGACGCGGCCGACGCTATCGCCGTCACCTTCGCCTTCCCGGTGGCCCATCGGGAATATGTGGACAGGGCTCCGCGGCGCAATTATGCTGCGGGCGGCATACAGACGTCTTGGATGGGATCTTAAGACATGTCGAGCAACACCAAGCCGATTGGCGTCGCCTACGAAGACCAAAACATTGTCGGCGCTGACATCGTCAACGCAACAACCGTCAGCGGCACTGACATCAGCGGCACTGACATCAACGGCGTGGACATTTACGCCTCCGACGAGCTGGGCTACGCGGCAGCCGCGCAGAGCACCGTCACGCAGTTGACCGACAAGTCCACGGGCGTGACGATTAACGCCTCAGCGGGCCAAATTACGATGAACAATGCTACCCTCAACGCTACTACCA